TGAGAGTCATTACCCTCATAACTTTGTCGTGTTTGACGAATCAGTTGTCTCTCTCTCGTGACATAATCAAGTACCTGACGGTCAACCACTCGGAAAAATTCTCCATTAGACGCTCGTTTCAATGCACGAATCAGATATACTGAAGGTGCTTGAGTGACGGCAGAACTAAATGAAGTTCCTCCATTACTATTCTGTTTCTTCTGTCCTGTTTGGTCTGTAAACTGATATACAGCTACAGTTGGTTTCCTTACAGGTGGTAAAACATTAATCAGTTCTTTTTGGATTAATGTTAACTGTACCTTTGGTGGTTCTTGCTTCGGTATTTCAAACTGACCTCCGCCAATAGACGCACAACTAGATACCGAAATTACCAAGAGGAATTGTAATAATCGTAACATTCCCATTTTCATCTGTAATTGTTAACTCCACACTATCGCCAATTCTGACGTATGATATTCCTGTTCCTTCTATATTGAATGAACCTGTATCGCTTGGATTCTCACCAAACATACTATCAACAATCTGTCTTGAGAGTGTTGAGTAGATTCTACTTTCTACATTACGAATAAATTTTGCGAGGGTAGTGTTCTCTGCGTCCCTCTCCATTTGTTCTTTTAATTCTTTTATTTCTTGCTTGAGTGCTTTTTTTCTTGAGAACTCTTGATTCTCAATAGTAAGATAATGAGAACTGGTATTGATTCCACTAAAGGAAGGTGATTTAAATTTATGTTCAATCGGTGCAGCTGTTATGTCTGTCATTGCTAATAGACAGAACACAAACGCAAACGCTAAAACAGAACCTTCTATAAAATCATTTTTCTTTTTCATTTTACTATACCTCTATTTCGCTAATTGAATTATATCCAACGCACCTAGTCCTATAAAAACACAATAGGATAGGATAATCAAAGATAAAACTTTATCAGTAGTCCAAAACTTTTTCATCATATTTTCTTCTTTTTCTTTTCGTTTTCACGATATTCCAGAACTACGTCAACCTTTTCTTTTAATCTAATTAAATCTTGGTCTAACATTCTAGTCTGGTCTATTACTCTTATCAATGCGATATGCATTTTCTCAAGTTCAGGGTCTATCTTTTCTCCAATAAACCACCACACATAATATACGAAGTATCCTAGTCCAACCATCATAACAACAGGGAATCCGTAATCGGTAATTAGTTGAACTACATTCATTAGTCTCTTCTTACGTCTAGTTTACCGTCTTCTATAAAGTTCTCTGCACGTGCAACTCTCTCTATATCAGGTCTTAACTCTAATGCATTTGACACTAACATATCAATCTTAATCATTTCATTTGACATTGTTCTTGCACGATTCTCTAACGATTCACAAAACATTGTAAGTGTTTTTATTTGGTCAACTATACCTTCAAATATTTGTTTGATTACCACAAATATAAAAAATCCCATGACCAATGCCATAGCGATTGGTACACCGACCTCACCTATTAGATTAAATACTTCTTCCATTATGCCTTTATTTATATAAAAGTTGGTCTATAAGACAAAAAAAATCCCTGTCTTTGCAGGGATTCTTCTTTCGGTTGTACTTGGTTTTATCAGGTACTACCTTTTGTTTAAAGGGACTGTTATTGTCAAACAGCAATTTTCCGTGACGAGACTTTACTCGTTTTTGTTTCTTTTGCATAACACACCTTTACTACCTTATTAAGTCTACCAGACTTCATTAGTTTATTAAAACTTTTCCAAAATTGTAACATAACTATATTTCCTCCTTATTTATATTTATACGAGTTGTTACAGTTATGTGACAAATATGTGACGGAAATGTTACCTATATCTGAACTTCATTTGGTGTTCAAGTTCAAGGTCTTTCATTTGTTTCTTTTTGACTCTTCTGATAGCTTTTAGTTTAGTCGCACGTTCTCTTTCTCTTCTTGTTTCGTAGAATTCCTTCTTCTTTAAATCAAAGAGAATGTCTGACTTCTTGACTTTCCTTTTCCAAATTTTCATTGCAGTATCAAAGTCGTCATTTCTTACGGTGACTTGCCTTGCACCGTCCTTAGGCCACACTTTTTTCTTTTGACGTTGTGGTCGTCTATCAAAGTTTCTATTTCTCATAGTTCCTTAGTTAAAGTTAATATTACCAATCAGAAATACGTATGCATATCCGATTGAATTTCTTCCCAGTAGTCCAATGTTACTTCTTTCGCATAGGACACTTGAAACTTGTCTGCGTTTACAAAAGTCTTTTCAACTTCTGCAATAACGTCTTCTCGTGATTCATTATAACAATCTTGTGCAATTGTTTGACATTCTAATACGAATGCACCCATTTTACTCATTACGCAACCTCACTATACCTAGGTGTAATACCCATTTTAATAATTCTCTCAACAATCTCAGTTGCTTCCCAATTGAAACCACCGATATTCCATTGACATTCTTCGGTAGGGATTCTACCATATTTCCACGCATAGACAGACACTTGTTCGTAGTATGTGTCTGAGTATCCGTCACCAGTATCTCTGACTTTGACATTCAGAACCCACTCACAAGATACCTTCTCATATGGGTCTGCGTCTGTATAAGACGGTGTACCAAAAAGATTATGTAGTTCGTCATAGGTAGTTGTAATTTCACCTTGTCTACAAGACCCAGACTTAATGAATGAGTCGTAGATATCATAACTAATAATATGCATTATTAAACTCCCAATACTTTTAATACGATAGGAAGGACGAAGAGTGATAAACCACTCAGAAAGTCCTTGTCTAGTAATCCGTGTTTTTTCAATGTTGTCATAATAACTCCTTTCTTTATTATGTTATTATTATAACAAGATTGGAGTTAAATGTCAAGCTTTTTTTGAAAATAATTTAAGTATTATCACCGTCACGATATCTAATTTTAGACTTATCAAATATCTTATGTTCCCAAGGAAATGGTTTGTTGATATGAAGTCCGACAAAGACCATACCACCCATAATGAGTATCATTATCATTCCACCCCAGAATCCTAGTTCAATCATAACTAACCTCTATCGTAATGGTCGTGGACGTGCAACTGAATGATTGCGTAGTGCAATACTTTCATTAAGTCTGCACGATTGTAACCATTCTTGTTACCATATCTTTGTGCATACTTCATTATGTTACCAATACAGAATCCGTCTCCGTGACCACCGTCAATAATAAATTCAGTCGCTTGGAATTTGTTTTTAGAATAGTGTTGACTGTAAGTACTGTCAATGTATTTTTTCAATGCATCAATTGTCTTGTCTTCACTATATTTGTATTGTATTTTTTTCATTGTATAATATTACCATAATAAAACATTAATGTCAAGCAGTTTCTAATTCTTCAATAAAATCTTGAATAGCTTCCAATGCTTGTTCTTCATATACATCATTATTTATGTTATAAGGGAACTTAAACGCAAGAGTAAATCTTGGACAGTTTGTCCACGCAGTATGCCAACAATGATACTTGGGTTCGTCCTTGCGACCAAACCTATACCACCTTGCTTGCCACCCTTTGACATCTTGTTCAGTTATGATTTCGTCTTTGTCTCTATCATAATAAGAAAAGTATCCATCACCCTCTTCACTCCAAGTCAAAATAATTTGATATCCGTGAGCATTCCAATTAGTATGCCAACCAACAAATCCGTTAGGTGGATAATATGATGTAAGAGAATTTGACCTTGCACCAAACCTCATAGGTAGTTCGTTCTTAGTCCAATTCATAATAGGTTTGAATATTTCAGGTCTATGTTTTGCACCGTGGGATACTTGGAAACCATATCCCTTTTCAGGAAACCCTAAATGTTCATCACCCTTCGCAATCATTTCGTGGAGATACTCTTCTTTACAGAAACGTTCCCACTCTTCAACAGGGATATCACCTTGTAGACTATCAGATAACTCTTCACATACCTCACGATGTTCCAGAAACATATTGACAGTCTTATCAAGAGTATCAAGTAATTCTTTATTTCTGATTACTATCTCGGTCATCCTACATACTTTCCTGTTTCTAAATCAACACCTGCGTCATCAACGATTCGGAATTTTAAGTTATCTGTTTTCATTGATACCGTATGATATGCACCACAATTAGGACACGATAGGTTTGTTTCCATATCGTAATACTCGTGGTCTATATCTTGGTCTCCACCCCAGATTAATGTTGTTTCACATACATAACATTTCATATTATTAGTCCATTTTAAAGTTATTGAATTTTGATTTATCAAATAATGGTTTATCGTCCCACCCTTTGTCAGGGTCGTCACTCGGAATCATTTCTTCGTCATTGTCATCCTCAAGACGCATTTTAGAACGGTCAACCTTTACAGTAAATCTATTGTTTTTTGTTGGGTCGTTATATCTGTTCTTTAACTGTTTAACCATAATCTTCCCTAGATTATTTAGTTCGTCATTAGAGATTAAGGCAAACATTAAGTCAGCAGTTGCAGGAAGACCAAACGATTCTGAAGTATCTTCTAGACCAACGTCATCATTAGAGTATCCACTACGAGTTGTTTGGGTTGCAGACATAATAGGAACGTTGAACTCAACTGCAAGTCCACGAAGTTCTTCTGCAATACTCTTGATATAAGAGTAAGAGTTGATTGCACCACCCATACCTTTCATACGAGACGAGGCACAAATGTTTAGATAATCAACAAAGATAAGTTCAGGAACAAAGTTCTTCTTAAGTTTCAATTCATTTAACAATGCACGGAAGTGTGCAGTATTAGCTTGACCTGTAGGATATTCTTTAATAATAAGTTTACCTTGAGTCTTGGCAGCAATCTGACCAACCTTGTCGGTAAACATATCCTTAGATAGATTCTCTAACTGGTCAATCGGTATGTTCAATAAGTTTGCGTCAATACGTTCTGCGATACGTTCCTCTGCCATTTCCATAGTAATGTATAAGACATTATGACCTTGGGATAATCCAGAAGCTGCCATATGACACATAAACAATGACTTACCAACACCTGTTCCTGCAAGTGCAATGTTCAGAGTCTTGTTAGGTAAACCACCCTTGGTAATTCTGTTGAAGTATTCAAGGTCAAACGGAATACGTTCTTCTTGTTCGTGATAGAACTCATAACGATTATCTACATTCTCAAGATAATCGTGACCAATATTCGTATCAAAGGTAACACCAAGTGCTTTACTCAATACGTCAGGTATTGCATTCTTTTGCATTGTGGCGTGTTTACCATCAATAATCTGAATAGACTCCATAACCGCATTGAATACCGCACGGTCTTGACACCACTTCTCGGTGCGTTCAATTAACCATTCAAGGTTTTCAGGTTCAGGTTTAAAGATATTGGGTAGAAGTTCTAATGCAGAACGATAGTTGTCTTCACCCAGTGAATTGTTTTCGTCTATCTCAATCTTGAATGATTCAAGACTCGGTAGTTTATTGTATTTTGCAACGAACTTGGTTACTTCTTTAAAGAGTCCTTTGTATACACCTTCAAAGTAGTCAGGGGATATGAACGGAAGAACCTTCCGCATATAATCCTCATTCGTTAATAAGTTCCTCAGAACTGTCTGTTCCAGATTGATATTCATTATATAAGTTTTCTAACTCCTCAGTCATTTCTTCGGTTGCTAACATTTCACCAGTCTTTTCGTCAGTCGCAACCATTGTTCCTTCGTTGATAGACGTGTCTATAACTGCACCTAGTATTCTACCAACATATTCTTGAAAAGTCAAGTCTTCGGTTGTTAGGTCAGGGTCAGGAGAAGAAACGATAGAAAAATTAAAATTAATCTGACCGTCCTCTTTTTCTCCCTCAAATTTAATTGCACCAAAGGAGATAACCGTTTCAGGATACTCCTCTAGTATTCTAATGTTCCAACCGTGAGGGTCATCCGCAGGGATAATCTCATAGTGAACTTTCTCACTTAACTTTTGTTCAATCTCATTCATCTACTATGTCGTCCATTGACACTAATGATTTCTTTGTGATTGAGTATTGTGATTTTAAGAAATCTGCAAAGTCAGTTTCTTCCCAGATTGATTCCCAAAATTCATCGGTTAGTGTATCTGCTAGTCTGACCTTGGGGTCAACCAGTTCTCCAGTTTTAGTATCAACTTTGCAGTACCACCCATTAGAAGGTTTAGCAACATAGTTACCAGCAAGAGCAACGTCCAGAAGGCCAGAGTTCCGCTCAACACCACCTTTCCAAGACACACTGATAGGTATCTTAGACTTCTCTTTAACATACCTTGATTTTTCAACATTGATGACGAAATCATAACCAGTTACCTCCGTACCTGTTTTGTTTTGTCTACGTCCAAGAATCCATATGTTATCTGCGGAATAGTAAATACCTGTTCCACCTCCAACGATATCTTTAGGGAATAGACCTATTTCCTTATAAGTATGATTAACAGCAAGCATTGGAATATTCTTCATTGTCAAATAAGGTGTACACATTCTGAATAAACCTTTAAGTGCTTTTGCACGTGACATATCGGCAACTGATTTCTCATTTATTGCATCTTCTAGTTCTTTCTTAGACGCAAGATTACCAATTGAATCAATGACTATAATCACATTATCGTCCCTGTCAATGTTCTCAAGTTGTGCAATTAAGTCAAACTTAAGTTCCTCAACATTAGCAATAGGTGTATGTAATACTCTTGCAGTATCAATACCAAATTGCTCAAAGTAAGATTGGGGACTACCAAACTCACTATCATAAAAAAGTAGAACTGCGTCTTTCTTTTTCTCTAGATATGCACCTGCCATAAGCAATGCAAAAGAAGTTTTGAAATGTTTACTCGGCCCTGCCAAGACTGTTAAGCCAGGCGTGACACCACCTTCAACACTTCCACTTAACGCAACGTTCACCATAGGAACGTTGGTTGCTACCATATCGGTCTCAGTAAAAAACTTACTCTGACTCAGTACTTCCGTTGTTTTTATCTTGCTGTTTTTCTTCAGCTTGTCCATTATACTTGACATTGTTTGACTCCTCACGTTCGTCTAATTCATATTCATTTCTATAATTGTTGTTAATACTAACACACTTGTCAATTAAAGTCAAGCCGTCATCAAATAAAGTAAATGCTTTTGTATCCTTTGGAAAACACGCACCACCAAATCCACGTTTACTGTCATAGCCAGGCACTCGTGTATGACCAACTCCAATTCTTTTATCTCTACCGATTGCTTTCACAACAGTTGGATAATTACAACCAAACTTTTGAATTGAATCATATAGTTGATTGAAGAATGTTACTTTCATAGCAAGATAACTATTCACACCATACTTCACAAACGCTGCCTCAGGGCCAGAACAGAATAAGAACTCAGTTGCATTACACAAACTATAGACATCATATAGTTGTGCAAGACCTTGACAAGCGTCAGGGTGACCACCAATAATATGATACTCTGCATTTACGAATGCTTCTTTTGAACTGGACTCTGTTAAGAATTCAGGGTTAATAGTTAATCGTTTCAAATCGTCTTCAAATACAGACGAATATAATCTGTCTACAATATCAGGAGTGATTGTTGATTTGACAACAACACCACCTTCAGTATGTTCTAATAGTTTTAGAGTAGCGTCCTCTACAATAGATGCGTCTACAAAACCACTATCCGACATTGGAGTCGGTGCAGTAATAAATGATACGTGCGGTTGCCACTCTACAAGGTCATCAATTGTTGTACCGTGTTTAGGGTCAACATAGAACTTATCTACTTCAGGGTGGGTAAATGCATAGTCAACTGCTTGACCTACAAATCCGTGTCCTACAATACCAATTCTTAATTTAGTCATATTCTCTTGTGGTGTTCCATTAGGGTTTATATTCCTAGAACCTTTAAATTGTTCAGGAGTTGTTCCTTCAGGATACTCCCAACCGTCTCCACCATCTTTCCATTCACTCATAATTCCACCTCTATAAATTTACCTAATGTATTAATTTGTTCGTCTGTTAACATTCCTGCTTGTGCCCACATAGTTGAAGACATTCCACCGACTGTTTCTTTATTTTTATATTGATACAATCTCTCTACAATATAATCTTGTGATTGACCTGCAAGTGCAGGGAATACTGCCATACCCTGTCCTTCTTGTCCGTGACAAGCAGCACAACCTGCCCATAAACTTCTAATAGAAGAAAATTCATCTGCATTGGCGAGTTCATTTTTTATGCGTTCTATCTCATACGCAGTTCCATTTTGTTTAACATACTCTTCATAACATTCACCAGTACAACTATGTCCTGTTCCTGTTCCAGAATATGCTAGGTCTGGGTATATTGTAAACCCAAAAAATATCCCTATTGCGATTGCACAAAATAGTGCTTGTCCTAATTGATTCATTAATTTATCCTATAATAATCTTTATACCATCTAATGAATGCTTCTACACCCACCTCAATGTTTACTCTAGGTTTATAACCTAGTTCTCTTAGTTTTGCGGTATTACTCCAAGTCTCTAAAGTATCCGCAGGATGACGAGGTGCAAGAATTACATCTGCGTCTCTTCCTAACTCTTTACTTATACAATCAATAAAGTGCATAAGTTCTACTTGTTTACCTCTACCTATATTGTAAATTGAACCTGTTTCAGTATCAGCAAATAGTGCTATCTTAATACCTTCAATGATATCACCGACATAAGTAAAGTCTCGTTTCATTTCACCATAGTTGTATGCTTCAATAGAATTACCTGCAACAATATTCTTAGTGAAATCAAACAATGCCATATCAGGACGACCCCAAGGGCCATATACAGTAAAGAATCTTAGTCCTACATTATTCAGACCAGAGATTTTAAACTGACACTCATTGACATATTTTGAATATGCATATGCATTTAACTGGTGTCCAGTCACTTCGTCTTCAACCCAACCTGTAGGAGGAATAGGTGTTCCACCATAGACAGAACTTGTAGACGCATATACTACCTTTGCAACATCATACATTTTACATACTTCAATAAGATTCTGAGTTGCGTCTATATTATCTCTATGATAAATGACTTCTTTACCAAACGAGTCACGCACATTCGCACGAGCAGCTAAGTGAATAACAATATCAGGTCTAATCTTTGCGAATACTTGGTCAAGTCCATCAAAATCTTTTAGGTCACATCTTAGAACTTGGTGACCAAAGTATTGCACTCTGTTATATTTTAGTTGTGGGTCATAGAAGTCATTGTAGTTATCTACACCATAAACTTCAAACCCATCTTCCAATAAAGAATCTGCAAGGTGACTACCAATAAATCCTGCACCACCTGTAATTAATATTTTCATTAACCGTTCCTGTAAATGTATTCTAATGCCCTATCTGCTTCTTTATTTAGGGGTCTGTTTTCATACCAATTACCAGTCTCTAAATCCAACTCACCACACATTTGTGCAATCTGAGTTGCAGAGATAGGATAACCTTTTGCTACAGCATTACCTGCTATCGCAATCATAATCTGATACATCTTATGATACCAACCAGTATTAGTGATTGCACGATACTCTTGTTCCAACTTACGTGGGAAGAAGGGACAATCACGATATGATGTCCAAGTAATATCAGTATTATCTAGGGAATTCTTACGGTGTTCCATTACTGCTTTTTGTAATTCAGGTGGTAATCTGTCCATAAATGTTTTACCCTGCGGTTCAACAAACGAATACTTATTCATTAACATATCAGGGTCTAGTTTGACACCTTCGTTTCTAAAGAAGAAACTGTATGCATTTGGATATTGTGCAGGGATATAATACATACGTGATAAATCTTTTGTTTGTTCGTCTCCCAATCCGTCAAACTGTTTATTCATTGCAAACCAAAAGTGTGGTAGTTCTTTACTATTGACTTCTCTGGTCAATGGGAATACCAATCTAAACTTGGGTTGTTCAGGTCTGGACGAGGCAGTGTTATAACACAAATACTCAAACCGACCATAATTTTCTTGTAACTGTTCTGTTAGGCACTCAACAGGACTGCGAGTGGAATCATTATGTACCACATAATCATCAACGTCAAGACAAGCCCAACCACCCCACGCCAGAACATTTTTATTAGACCGAGTGCTAGCGCTGACGTACCTAGCAGGACTAATAAGAGGACTACTATTTCTTCCACCTTTTTCTCCTTCGTTATTATATAATTCACCCAACAATTTAACGAACTCATCCCAAGACGCAAACTCCATATTCCTATGAGTCTTATTGTCAAAGGTATTCTTAAATAATGTAAGTGAGTATTTCATTGTGGATTATAATAACATATTGGTCAACTAAAGTCAAGTCACTTCTCGTTTTCCTGTATCCATTTATCTACCATAGAATCCCATTTATTAGTAGAATAAGTTTCCATATCAGATAATTTACGTTTCTTTCTTTTAGTTCCTCTCATTACTTTTTGTTTTTCACCACCAGTTATTTTATTAGTGTGGTAAGTTTTTATTGGTTTGGTCATGCAAAGAAATCCTCCAGAGATGACTGAGGTTCGGCAGTCCACCCCACCGCACTCAGGATTGGTTCAAGTGGGTCAAGGAATGTTTTGTCAAACATCTTGTCATAGTCAATATACTTATCTAGTGCAAGTTCACGTGGTAGGTTGACTGGATAGGATATCACATTTTCCTTGATAGGATTCGGTGTCTTAAGATAAACAAACTTTACCTTCTCACCATTCTTTACAGTTTCATAACGAGGCATTTGTTTGGTGTGATGATTGTATAGTAATGCACCACGGACGTGAATCGGACAACTCTTCTTGTAAATAGTTTTGCGGTCATACCACTTATCAATATCAGAAACTCCACGAGGGAATGATACGTCTTCGGCAGGAAGACTACTGAACTCATTACGAAACTTAGTGATAAAGGATTGTGTTTCTGATTCTGTACCGTTGACTACTATACGAAACATTTCTTTCATTTTATCACGCACGACCATAGGAGTAGAAGACTTGATTGCTTCGATACCCATCATCTTGAGTTTAGGTTCTGCAAACTGCACACCTTCAGAGTTGTGAACATTGAGAATGTATCTCTTCTTGGCAACCCAGATACCTTTATCTGCGATTACCTCACGACCCATTTCCATACGATTGACATAGGCACTAGTATAGTCTGCAAGTTCTTGATAGGTTTGTTTCAGAACTTTCTCAAAGTGTTCGGACGATATCTTATCAAGAAACTTTACTGGGTCTTTGGGATTGAACTTCTTAACCAGTTCACCCATATTAATATAAAGCGAGTCAGTGTCAATCGCAATCACGTAGTCAACATCGTCTGACGAGAGAAGTTTGTTCATCTCTCTGTTGACTGAACGTTCTGCCCATTTGATTGACAACTGACCAGCTAGTGTAATGGACTCCGCAACTCTTTGGTCAAAGTAACGAAACCACCTATTACCCAATGCACCATAAAGACTATTCATAAGAATCTTGATAGACATTTGTTGGTTGTTCAATTGGGAAATCTTATTAGACAATGCTCCTGTCGGAGTCTTCTCATATTCTTGTTGTGCTTCAAGCATTTCTTTCTTGATAGTTCTACGTTCAGAATAATACTGACGAATCACACTAGGAATGATACCTTCTTTTTCTTTAGTAAAACGAACACCACTAGGTGCGAGTGCATATTTACCATCGTGTTCGGTTTGTTTACGCAACATATGTTCTACCGAAGTATGCACTAGACCGTCAACAACAGTCTCAGGTGACATATTGTATTGCACAATAATCATAGGATATAGAGAGTTCAAGTCAAAAGAAGTAACCCAATCGTGCGAACCTACTTGAGGGTCTTTTACATAACCACCTGCATAGTCACCTTTGGGTTTCTCAATCTTTGGAGGAACTACAGTCTTCTGATTATTAAGAAGACGATATATGATACTATCCCAGATTGATGTAGTTCCGAGAACGTCCTCATAGTTTACACCACCACGATATGCCATAGTCATTGCAAGAGTCAGGATACCTAACTTGTCTTCCAACTTATCAACCAAGTCCACGTCTTTGATATTATAATCAATAAACTTTTGGTGGTCTTCTTTATAAAGAGTATGTAGATTACCGTGTTCTTCATACGAGAGTTTACTTTCACCCAACACTACATTTGCAATATGGTCTAGTCTATAGGACTCTTGTTGACCAAGAGTATTGTAAGTAAACTTTTTAAACAGGTCATAGTAATCTAATTGTGCAATACCCATAATGTCATAGGTATTAGTTTCGGTCATACCAAACTTGTTTGCACGAACCTTACGAGGATTGACTACACCCCACGGAGAGAATCGTTTGACCGACTCTTCACCAATAAGTTTTCTTGTTCTGTTAACAAGATAAGGAATATCAAATCCTTTGGAGTTCCAACCAGTCACCACATCAGGTGAACCGTGGTTCTGCCAATACTTTAGAAAGGAATCAATCAGTTGTAATTCTGATTCACATTTGTTATAGATTGTATTTTCATTTGGAGTATAGTCTCCTAGACCCCAGACACGAAAATAGTTTTCTTTACTAGACTTAGTACAAATAGAAATGATTGGATAGTTTGCTTGGTCTGGTTCAGGGAATCCTTCGTCAGACGCAACCTCGATATCAATTGTGGACACAACGATTTGGTCACGATTGAATTGAATATCATTAGGAAATGTTTCAGTGATAAATTGGTTAACAAAGTTGTTCATACCAAAGACTTGCATAGTAGGAACGTGTTCGTATTGTTTTATAAAGTCGGTTGCCTCTCTCATAGAGTCAAAGGATATTGGTGCAACTGGTTTACCGTCAAGGGTCTTCCATTCAGATTTACCAGAGACATACAATGTCGGTTTGAACGGAACACGTTTCTTGATACGTTCTCCGTCTTGATATCCACGATAGAATATTGAGTTACCGAATCTTTCTACAGACGTATAGAATTTCATTTACTACCTCATAATTTAACGTTCATTATACAGGGACATACAAAGAATGTCAAGACAAAATTGGCAGCCCGTAGGAGAGTCGAACTCCTGTTGCACGGATGAAAACCGTGTGTCCTAACCACTAGACGAACGGGCCAGATATAAAAAACCCCCATCATCAGCATTTGAGTCTACTTGAGGGACACCAGTTCTGGGTATTCTTTCACTCAAACCCCTAGGGGGGAGACTTGCCTCAATGTGCTAATATATGCGCCACGCTTCATCTTGTTAACGTCACGCATTTGTGACTCGTTGAGTTTGTTCTCTATTGGTTTTGTTTTTTTAACTTTTCCACTTTTTGTCGTCTCTACCAATGGTGTGTGAATCATTCGTAATAGAGTCAGTCGCTTATTCACCGTCTAGTAACAAACTTCCCTAGGCGAGTGGTCACGTCTTCCCAACCAATAAAACTATTATACTAAAAACAACAACCTTTGTCAAGCTTTTTAATCAATTATTTTAAAATATTTACTTCTTTCCCACGGTTTCCTTTGCATTCCATCGTGGTCTTGAGTAATACCAAGAGACTTAGATATCACTTGGGTGGACGCAAGTTCAAACTTGGACTTGTTTAATGGAAAGTTATATACGTGAAAAAGGTCTTGAGCAGTCTGACCTGCTTCTACTTTTCCATTTGGAGTGTGAGTAAGAAAAGTATATTCTCGGTCATTTTTATTTTTGTGAGTTAAAAATGTTTTTACCAGTCTCTCTACACAACCATACGGGCCACCATTTAAGGGAAACGCTTTTTCTAATAACAATTCATTTATATACTTTGCACATCTTGGAGAGAATGAATAACAGGACATAAAGAGTCCACAATTCATATAATCTAATCCGTGTTTCATACCAAAGTCAAACTGTCTTTTAAATTCATCTGCGTCAAGTAGATATGAGTCGTGTTCCATAACAAAGAAACGACCTTTATTATTAGCACGTCTTCTGATTAACTGCCAGTGAGATATATCTCCTGCCCTTTCACTCTTAGTACTTTCTTTACCGTCTTGCATATGATGTAAGAGTGGTTGCCAATTATAGAGTTGTTCTAGGACTTCGATAGTATCTGGAGTATGACATTGAATAACTTCAATATCAAGTTCGGATACAGGTTTCCAAGATTCTATTGCAATCTCGGTATATCGGACGGAGGTGGGATTATTTAAATCCGCAATCATATATGCTTTTACTGCCATAAGAGTATATAGGCAGGTTTGACCCTGCCCATATATTTTAGAACAATGGTTGCAGTGTTAACGCCATGAAAAACATAGTCGCTAGAAGGAAACCAAGTTCAACTACTTGGTCTGTCATAATATTCCTCGTAATTATGATTTTATTTTAATTTTACGAGGCTGCTTCTCTTTTGGGATTTCTAGCTTCAGTGTTACTGCAAGAATACCGTCTTTGAGAGATGCACCAGTTACTTGAACATACTCTGATAATCTAAATTGACGTTTGAATGATTTCGTAGAAATACCACGGTGAATCACTTCTCTGTCTTTAGATTCATACTGTCCACTAATAGTTAGTGAACGTTCTTTTTGCTCTACGTCAATACCGCTTTCGGTAAAACCAGCTACTGCAACTTCAATCAAATATTCTTCTTCCTTGACCTTCACAATGTTGTGAGGTGGATAGTGGTCGTTTGCGTGTTTAGTTGCGTATTCCAGTTCATTCAATAGATGGTCAAATCCAATAAATGCTGAGCGAGGGAATAGTGTATTAGTCATGTTTTTTCTCCTAAATTTTTAGCAAGATTAATATGGAAGCCCGACCTTCGGCACTTCCTATACTATATATAAGGATTAATTTTTATATTTCAAGTTTTTTTTATAAAAAAGTTGCAGGGTCGGAATCTGGGTCACTTTCAAAAGCAAACGAGAAAGTTACTCTTGATACTTCAGGTTGAAGTTGGTGCCACGTT